GGACGGCTATGCTCAGATTACCTTTACGGTTGGGTATGGCACGGGTTGGACAGATGTCCCGCCCGACCTCCGACACGCCGTTACACTCCTCGCGGCTCACTATTACGAGAACCGCGAAGGGCAAGGCGATCAACACACACCGCTGCCCTCTGCCGTGAACAGCCTGATCGCACGTTACCGTCCCATCCGCCTCTGATCGTCGAGGATTTCCGATGCCAAGCTTACCTATGCTCCGCCGCCTCGCGCGGCTGGAGGTGCAGACTGATATGCCCGACGGCTCCGGAGGTTTCACAAAAGGCTGGGTCAAACTCGCCGAACACCGCGTTTCCATCACCCCGACCTCTGGCGTTGAACGTTTCGAAGGCAGCCAACAGGCCAGCTATGTCACGCACCGCATCCGCTTGCGGTGTACCCGCGCGCTGCGCCCCCGTGCCGATCAGCGGTTCACGGTCGGCGCGCGGCGTTTCGACATCCGAGCCGTTTTTGACTCTGATGGCCGGGGCCGTTTTCTCACCTGTCTTTGCGAGGAGCACCCATGAAGCATTCCCTAGCCTTACAGACCAACCTGTTTGAGCATTTACGTTCTGACACCGCTCTGACCGCCGCCCTAGGTGGTACGCGCATTTATGACGCGCCGCCGCACGCTCAATCAGGCGAAGGTTCTCCGCCCTACATTACGCTTGGCGACGAGAGTGTGACGGCGTGGAACACGAAGACAGAAGAGGGCACCGCGCATGAGCTGACCTTCACAATCTGGTCAGCCGAACGTGGGTTCTCGCAGGTCAAGACCATTCAGGCGGTACTCGCCGATGCTCTTGCGACTGTGCCCTCCATGCCGGAGGCGCGGATTGTCGATCTTCGTTTTGTGTCTTCGGCCACCCGCCGAGAACGTCGCACGCGCTTGCGCCGAGCGGATTGCGTCTATCGCGCTCTTGTCGAGTGGGACGAGGGACTCCAAATCTGCCTCTACAGGAACGTTCCTTTTTGCGCTTCTCGTGGCGGCATCGGGCGGCCTCGTGGTTGGTTGGATTGCACGCGAGCAAATCATCCCGGATCAACCCCCGCTCACCTCATTACTGTCTCAGCCAACTGTTGAAACGGTTGCACCGCCAGACCCTGCCGCAATCGCCGCTGCCGAAAGTCAGCTTGTCCGGCAATACGAACAGATCAATCTCAATTTCGTCAATCAACTCCGCAAATACGGCGAGCGCTTAAATGGAATCGCCGATGTCGCCGAAGCAGAAGGCGCATCTTCTGCTGCCCAAGCGATGCGAGATTTCGGCAAAGAGACGGACGACGTCATTGCGCGGTTTGATAAAGTAGCAAAACAATAGGTATCACGATGCCTGTTGTTTTGCGGCTAAGCGCAAAGTAACAGCCAGTTCCGCAGCGCCATTGAGAGCAGCGGGCAGACTTTGCAATCTGTCGGCTCAGACGGGCCTATTGTTTTACGGCGACACGCGTTTCAACGAGCCACAAATCGAACACGATCTGCTGCCCCAGCCCTACGCCGGGGCTTTTCTTTTGCATGCATCAATCCCAAAAGGACTCTCCTCATGCCCGCTCAAAAAGGCCGAGATCTCCTCCTCAAATTAGACCCTGACAACACCAACAGCTTCCAAACCGTCGCGGGCTTGCGCGCGACACGGATCAGCTTCAACGCTGACACAGTCGACACAACCCACCGCGAGAGCGCTGGCCGTTGGCGCGAACTACTCGCTGGAGCGGGCGTTCGTTCTGCTGCGCTCTCCGGTTCCGGCCTCTTTAAAGACGCGGTTGCCGATGAAGCCACGCGCAAATTGTTCTTCGACGGGACCATTGCCCGCTGGCAAGCGATCATTCCGGATTTTGGCACCATCGAAGGTCCGTTTCAGATTACGTCCCTCGAATACGCGGGCGATCACGACGGCGCAGCGACGTATGAACTGTCCCTCGCCAGCGCAGGTGAGCTGACCTTCACTGCCACCTGATCCCAACAGAAAGAACGTCCATGCCCAACCCCCACCGGGGCGAAGTGACCGCCATGCTAGACGGTCACGCCCATACCCTGCGCCTCACTCTTGGCGCGCTTGCCGAACTCGAATCTGCCCTTGATGCCGCCGATCTTGTTGCGCTTGCCGAACGATTTGAACGTGGTGCCCTCACCGCCCGAGAAGCCATTGCGATCATTGGCGCGGGGCTGCGCGGTGCTGGACATGACATAACGGATCAGGATGTTGCTCGAATGACCCCCGATGGCGGTATTGCGGCCCTGATTAAAGCAGCAGCAGCTCTCTTAACCAAGGCTTTTGCCGGATGAACTGGCCTTTGCTCATGTCGTTCGGTCTCGGTCAATTGCGTCTGTCACCTGAGACGTTTTGGTCAATGACCCCCGTCGAATTTCGTGCTGCGGTCGTCCCCTACACCGCAGATCCAATGACCCGCGAAGCTCTCGACCGCCTCGCTGCCCAGCACCCGGATACCGCCGATGGAAGATAATCCGTCTACCCTGACAAATGACCTTCGTATCTTGGCCACCGAAAGCCGACAGGCATTCGCGGCTGTTGCAGAGGGCGCGCGTACATCTCGCGTCGCCCTGCGTGAAACCTCTGAAGCAACTCGCGCGCTTTCTGGTGCATTCAGAACTGCCTTAGGCGGTGCTTTTCGCGCGGCCTCACAAGACGGCGCAAAGTTGTCTGACGTGTTGAGAGGGGTTGCCCTCGATCTTTCGCGCAGCCTCGCCAACAGCGCAATCAGCGGTTTGAGCAATCAACTCGGCGGCGCGCTCGGTCAAGGCATCGCATCCATTCTCCCTTTCGCGAAGGGCGGCGTGATTGACGCGGGTCAGGTCCGCCGCTTCGCGAGCGGCGGAATTGTTTCTGGCCCCACAACATTTCCGATGAGGGGCGGAACAGGATTGATGGGCGAGGCTGGCCCAGAGGCCATCATGCCACTGCGCCGTGGCCCTGATGGTCGCCTCGGTGTCGCCGCAGCAAGCGGTGCTCCAACGATCAACGTGACCATCAACACGCCGGACGCCGATAGCTTCCAACGCTCCCGCACCCAAATCGCGGCAACGCTCGCCCGTGCCGTGGATCGCGGACGTCGCAATCTTTGAACTCGAGGGCTCTATGACTCCCTTCCATGACATACGCTTCCCGACCGCGATTGCCCTTGGTGCCACCGGAGGACCGGAACGTCGCACACGCATCGTGACGCTGACCAGCGGTCATGAAGAACGCAACACCCCGTGGGCACATTCGCGTCGCCGGTTTGATGCCGGTTACGGGGTCAAGACGCTTGACGATCTGCACGACGTTATTGCGTTCTTTGAGGCGCGGCGAGGACGTCTGCACGGCTTTCGTTGGAAAGATGCGGCTGATTTTAAGTCCTGTGCTCCGAGTGAAGCTCCGTCGCTGAGAGATCAAACGCTTGGCAGTGGCGATGGAGGAATGACCCGCTTCCAACTGATCAAAAGTTACCGCTCCGGCGATCAAAGCTATGCCCGCGTCATTGCCAAACCAGTTGACGGCACCGTCATTGTCGGCGTTGACGGCTCAGCCGTCAGCGCCGACGTCGATTTCGCGACGGGTGAAGTCACCCTCGGCTTTCCCCCTCCCGCTGGGGCGATTGTTACCGCTGCGTTCGAATTCGATACTCCCGTCCGCTTTGATACCGACCGTCTTGACATAAATCTCGCAGGTTTCGAGGCCGGTGAAATTCCGTCCATCCCTGTGATTGAAATCAGATTGTGAGCGGCACATGAAGTCGATTCCTCCAACACTACAGGCCAAACTCGACGGCGGTGTCACGACATTGTCGCGTTGCTGGACCGTAACCCGCAAAGACGGAACCCGTCTTGGGTTCACCGAGCATGATGAGACGCTGATGCTGAACGGCATCGCGCACGAACCCGATGCTGGTCTAAGTGCTGGAGCGCTCGAATCTGTCAGTGGTCTGGCGTCGATGCCGCGTTATTCTGACCCCGACCACTGCAACCGTCACTGCGATCTCGCCCACGGGAGAGATTACCGCAATAGGTCTTCGCGAGGGTCACGCGCGCGGTTTGTTGACATGGGTCAGCGGTCCAAACGCAGGCACAACGCATCCCGTCCGCGATCAGGCGGGGGAGGCCCTTATGCTCTGGGCACCCCCATCCGATCCAATCCAACCCGGCGATGTGTTCGAGGTGACACAAGGTTGCGATAAAACCCTCGCCACTTGCCGCGACCGTTTCGATAACGTCGAAAACTTCCGGGGGTTCCCGCACATTCCCGGCGATGACTTCGCTACCAGTTATCCCAACCGAGGCGAGGGCAATGATGGCGGCATCTGATCTATCGCTTCATCAAATGACGATCCTCGATGAGGCTCGTCATTGGCTAGGAACCCCGTTTCACCATCAAGCCAGTACATGCGGCGCAGGTACTGATTGCCTCGGTTTGGTACGTGGGATCTGGCGTGCTCTCTATGGCACGGAGCCGGAACCCGTTCCTCCCTATGCGCCGGATTGGGCCGATGCCACAGGTCGAGAGACCCTTCTCGACGCCGCCCGACGCAATCTGATCGACGTCCCCCGGACGCAGGCACAGGCCGGCGATGTTCTGCTCTTTCGACTTCGCCGCAACGGTCCTGTGCGCCACTGCGCCATCCTCGCGGATAAGG